CATCGCTGTCATCCAGACGTTTAAAGGACTTAGTAGGTAAAAGTATTTCACAGCAAAGGTTACTCTGGTAAATGGTGTGGTATTCAGGATCAAACGGGCCTTGCTTCATTATATTGTCAATAAACACCAGATAGATACGTCCTGTATCAGTACGCTCTTTTAAGATGCCCGACTTGAACACTTCTTCAGCACTCATTGTTTTCTTACGCAGGCCTGTTTGCTTTTCGTACTTTACGTAAAGTTCTTCAAACAAAGCAGTATTTGAGTAGAATGCTTGATATAAGTCAGGTACCTCGTTAGGATCAAAGAATGTTATGTTTTCTCGGTTCTTGAATCGTCTCCAGAAGAAAGCACTAAGCACAACCCCATAATCCATATGACGGACTCGGGTTTCTTCTGTTCCTTGATTGTTTTTAAGTACAATAAGATCATCAAACTGAAGATGCCAAATAGGATAGAATACAGTAGCACTTGCATTGCGGATACCTCCTTGTGAACATGATCGCAAATCTCCAAACCATTTCTTTAAAAATGGTATCATACCTGTGTGCATGATCTCACCACCTCTGATGGGCGATCCCAATGGACGCAGACGTCCAATTTCTAAACCAATGCCAGCACGTTTACTGGCATACTTGGCCATCATTTCACCGGACGCGAAAATACTGTCCAGATCATCATCCGACCTAATAAGAACGCAACTACTAAACTGTTTCGTAGGAGTACCAAGCCCTGCCAACACCGGCGTGGCCAATGTAAAAAGTCCGTCGCTGGCTGCGGTGTAGTATTCTTTGATGTAGCGCATTCTCGCTGAGTTCGGTTCTTCTCGGTGAAATACAGTAGCGGCCGCGACCATGTATCTAATTTGTGGAGTTTCATAGGTTTCCTTTGTGGCACGATTTTTGACCAGGTATTTTTCAATCAGCTGTTCAATGGCAGCATAGCCATACTGTTCATCTTTGGAATGATCCAGCATGTCATTCATTCTGTTCCAGTCTTCTTCAGTATACCATTCCAGCAGTTCCGGTGTGTACAGGCCGGCAGCCACATTGCGCTTGACAATGGTGTACAAATGATCGGGCGTGTAAGAGCCATACACATCTTTTCGCAACATGCTGAGTCGTTGTTTGCCGGCCACATACTGATAATTGGTATGTCCCAGTCCGGGATTCGATTCAACGTCAATTAGGTCTACTATGGCTCTAAGGGTAATGCCGTCGATTTCTCTAGTGGAGATACCATCATAAAAATGTAGTTGGGCCTTGATCTCAATCATACTTTGACTGACATCTGCTGTACCTTGACATATTTTTGCTATCTGAGATTGCCATTTTTCAATGGCCATGGGCTCTCGGCGGCCACTGCGCTTCACTACTGTTATTGTTGACATGTGCCTCTCTTGTTATTTTTTTACTGGTACTTCTCTTTAACCTGTAATTGGGTTAATTTTTTTACTATTTTTACTGCTGGATCGATATTTACGATGGTTGACTTGTCCCAATTCAGTATATATTTTGATTTGTCGACCTGTACTAAATTATGACCGTTTTTTGACAACACCAGCACTGCTGAATCTATATCCGCACGGTCCAACAAAGTTATAGTATACAGGATTCCCAGCCCGCGAGCAACCTCGCAGAACATATTGTCATCCAACAATTGCCATGGATCTGGCCAATCTTCCTGATCGTCCCAGTGTAGGTAGTATCCGGTCCAGGGAGCGGCAAACCACCAGGTATTAATGGCTTCTAATGCCTGGTCCACAGGCAGGATGTTTGCTCGAGTGCGAAGTTGTGTCCAACTAGCGAGCCGGGATTCGAATGTTACAGGCCAAACCACGTTAGGCTAGATGTGTTATACTATAGGTTAGTGATGCGCTGGCACCAGTATTTGTACTGATATACTTTACAAAAACTGTACTGCCAGTTTGGGTTACAGTGAGAGAGATACCAGTACTGGCATTTTCTGTGAAGTCGTCTGTGTAGTTTAAACTGCCACTACCAGCAGTGGCTATATTAATAATGCCAGTTCGATATGCTGTACCTCTCACAATGGTATAATTTATACCAAGTGCGGCAACACCACCAAGGCTGTATGTGATTGCAGTGGTGGGAGAAATGACATTGTTTGTCAATACAACCGTAAGTCCCGAATTTCTGACATACGATCCCATTGCCAACTGTTGACCGTTTGTGAAGGCAATGCTGGCCAGATCATTGAGTTGTATTCTTGGATACAACACAGAGTCGTCATTTGATCTTTCAAACAGATCACCAACACTAATGTTGTTAGGGGATAAAAACTCAACGATAGCAGTGTAAGGCTGCGCAATGCCGCCAAAGTGATTGCCCACATCGCCAAAGGTGTTTTGTGCAGTGGCATTCCGTTCGGTTGAAAACACAATACCCTGTGCATATATTGTGTCAAAATCGCAACTGGTAATACCAAACCCTTGAGGGTCGTATTGAGCGCCGTCTGGGTTGGTTTCTACAACAATGCCCTTGTGCAAAGTTGAAAACTGGCTGGCTGTGATGCCTATACCGCGAACCTGTTGTTCAGTGGTAATACCGAAGGTTGTGCCGGTGAAAGTACAATTATTGAATTTAATATGATTTGTGGACAGAGCAGTACTACTTGCAAATCTAACGCCAGCAGTGTCGTCGGTTGAAAGAGTTAACTCTGTTGTAGTCAGTGGCCCAACAAATTGAACCTGGTTAAAAACGCACTGTGAAGCTCGATCAATCAGTGCAACGTTCATTGGATCAAGCGACTGGAACTGCATCTTTTCAACTGTGATGCTTTGTGGCGGCGTTGCGCCATTGGTACCTATGTCAACTCCCACTTGTTGCAGGCTGTCACCGGTCTGCACTACATATGTTGCAGTTGCTCCTGCTATCATTTGAATAATGGTGTTGTCAGGGCCTTCGCCAATCAGTGTGGCATAGGGTGGAATAACAATTGTGTCATTAACACGATAAACACCAGCAGGGAAAAACAAGCTTCTACGAATTGCCGGATTGACTTCTCGGCAATAAATTTCATAAAGTGCGCGGTTAATGGCTGGAGTATCATCAGCAACTCCGTCACCCACAGCACCAAAATCTTTCACAGTAGCAAACTGGTCCATCCAGTCTTGCAAGGACAACTTGATAGGTGTGCCTGGGGTAGGACCTGTTTGTACTGAGTAACCAGTGGCAGCAAAGCCACTGTATATGTAATCTTGAACCAGTGGAATAATGTCAGAAAATTCTGTTAGGATTTCTGTATTACCAATTACTGGTGCACCTTCTTGCAGTGTGCCGTTGCCAATATACAGCCTACGTTCGTCCACACTCCAGCCAAATTCAGCACCGGCCAATTGCGGTAGATCTTCCTGTAACCCTTTACGCTGGGTAATTCGCGAAATTTGTACAATAGCCAATTTAGTTGTCCTCTGTGATTAACTATTTAGCATATAAAATTGCTCTACACGTTTCCACCAGAGTCCGCGATATTTTTCAAACTCGTCACCTTCCAACACAAATTCCTGATATTCAGGCTGTGTTAGAACATTGCCCATGTCATCCGTAGTGGGCTTGACGCACATCAAAATAACACCCTTCTTGATCCGTGTTCCGTGCAGTTCGTTGTGTGCTTCGGCATAGGCACAGAGCTGTATAAAATAGTCGTCAATCCACTCACGTTTTTTTGGCTTGTTGGTCTGCTTGTAATCCAGTATGCTTTCTTCGTTTAGATGCACACCAGCTGCATCAGTGGTGCCGGCATAGACCTGGGGAAAATACAATGGAACTTCGTAGCCCCAAAATTCGTTGACACGGTCAGTTATTCCTTGATCAATTACCACTTGGGCCATTGCATGACTTGCCCAACCAAAAGGATTAGTGCCACGATCTTTTAGTTCACCAGTCTTTACATAGTCTTCAAGGTAGGTGTGCATTCGTGTGCCACGATTGGCAGCTTCAGTTGTGATCTGTTGTGCTTTCTCGTGGCCAACGCGACGACGCCATTGCTCGAGAATTAACTTTTTTTCTTCTGGCTTAGTTTTATCAAGAATTGTTGTTACACTGGGCAACTTGTTGCCATCAGGAGTAGCGTAAAAGCGTTTGCCATTTACTTCTACTCTTGGCACTGGTGCGTAGTTAAATTTGGGATTGTACATTAATTTTCTTAAAGAATGTTACCGAGTGTTCTCGTGCTGTGAACAATTGTTTTTTCACATCAATTTGATCAACCATAGCTGTGAACAATTGTTTTTTCACATCAATTTGATCAACCATAGCTGTGAACTTGTTTTGATCTTCCACGGTTAATATATTATACATTCTTTTATTGAGAATAGCAAATGATTGTTCGGTCTTTTTGTCAAAATATGCAGTATGGCTCAAAAACTTCAGCCATAGATCCTGATTATCTGGTCTGTCTACCAGTTCTTTGATTGTGGAATCTAAGAAGTTGTACAGCATTCTGGTGTGATCTGGATACTGTTTAAAAATGTCATGTTCCAAACACTGTTGTAAATGATCAGCTACCTGTGATCGATATGTCTGAGGCAAGGCTTCTATATCAAGATGTTGTGTGCGGTCAACCAAATTGGTGGGACGAATAGGCAATGAGTAATGTTGTCGGTTGAACCACCTTTGCCAATAGGACATAAATTCATCAACATACATGATGTTGTTGAGACTAAACACCGGACTAATCATACAGCGCCATCTGGGTGCGTAGAATTTTTTTCCACCTGAAATTTTCAATGCGGGCCGGTGGTTCATCAGAGTGGTCAGATTGGTTTCAATCTTTTTAAACTTGGCTGGCCATCTCAGGTATTGATAATTGTCACCCACAGAGTCAATGCTCAAATTGATATATACCATTTTAAACTGCGACAGCTTGCTCATTAAATCATAACTTGGACGCACAGTGAGTGCAGTGGTCACACGCAGGTACACCTGTGAAGCAATGCCTTGAGCAATCATCCAATCCAATAGTTTTTTCATGCCTGGCTGCACAAGACTTTCGCCGCCAATGAAATGCACAAAAAAATATTCGACCTTGGGTAGTTTTTCTATTATGGTTGTGGTAATCAATTCCCAATGCACAGGGCTATCGCTGATGTCCATTTCATACTGCTTACTCACAGGTGTATTGGTTATCCTAGCCCAGGTTGAACTTTCTGTTTCTACACAGCTTCTGCAAGCTAGATTACAAAAATTGCTGAACTTTACTCGTAATTCAAATTCAGGAAGTGCCTGGGTTTCAATCAAATTTCTAAGTCGATCTTCGCCGTAGCCCACAAATCCATTCACACGTTCACTAGCGCCACCATGGGTTTCTTCGGACTTGCAACGCCAGCAGGCCTCAGGCCATTGTTTATTTAATTGTTGTGCTTTGATGTCAGCAAATGGATCAACACCTGGACTGGGCACAAAAATTTTATCGTCGAGACTACAACAACAGGTTTTATACACAGGTTCAGAACTGAATTCTGAATAACGTGTGTCCAATGTCACATAGGGATATATGCACAGCGTGGGATTTTGTGTGGCCCACAACAGACGCTGATCCAACGTCTGTTTTACTGCGTCAGTCATATTCTAAAACTTTCGCCACATCCACAGCGATCACGTTCATTGGGATTACGAAATTCAAATCCTTCGTTGAGTCCTTGTCGCACGTAGTCAACAGTGATTCCTTGCAAATACACACTGGATTTAGGATCTACAAATACTCGGCAATCGGCACAGTCAAAACATTGATCTTCTGGCTGTGGTGTGTCTACATATTCCAGCACATACGCAAGCCCAGAACAACCAGTGGTTCTGACACCCAGTCTTATTCCTTCGCCGTGTCCACGACGAGTTAGTGTTTGTTGTATTTTACGAGCTGCCGCATCAGTTAACGAGATCATATTTCTTACGATAATCGTCTACTGCGGCCTTGATAGCATCTTCTGCTAAGATACTGCAATGAATCTTCACAGGGGGTAAGGCCAATTCTTCAGCGATGTCGGAGTTTTTGATTGCTCCTGCTTGGTCGATGTGCATGCCTTTGACCCATTCTGTAATGAGGCTCGAGCTCGCAATAGCCGATCCGCAGCCATACGTTTTAAAACGTGCATCTGTAATAATACCTGTATCATGATCAACCTTTATTTGTAATTTCATAACATCTCCGCAAGCAGGTGCGCCGACCATGCCGGTGCCTACGTCTGTATCATCCTTGCCGAAACTTCCCACATTGCGTGGGTTTTCATAATGATCAATTACCTTACTGGAATATGCCATGTGTGTTTACTCTGGTTTAATGTTGGATGCCTGGAGGCCTTTTTGTCTTTGAATCACATCGTATGCTACACGTTGATTTTCTTTGAGAACTTTAAAGCCCGGCGTCTGAATTGCTGAATAATGTGCAAACAATTCTTCGCCGCCATCGTCTGGAGTAATGAACCCAAAACCTTTGGTTTCATTAAACCACTTTACTTTACCTGATGCCATTTTACTACTTTCTATTATGTTAATTTACAATTGCTCTGTTTGAGTTCTTGTTGTTGCTTACCTCAAATGTATTATACTACACTCTGCATGTATTTACTATTATTTTGGTTCTTTTATCCAGGGTTTTTTACGATCGCTAAAAGTAATTGGCTTGTAATCATAGGATTCTGGACAGAATTTGCATTGATCAATTTGATTGTCAATGTTGTCAATAAATTCTTTACCGCGGACATCAAACTCATCAATGGTCAACGGCTTATAGCTGTGTAGCATGACGCGGTCTTCATCACTTATTTCAAAATGATATTGGTTATCAAATTCTGGCATCAGAGCGGCCGGGCCGCACTTGTAGATTTTGCCATTGATCATGTGGTAATTTTTAAATCTACGGAAGGTGCAGTTTTCATGTGCCCGTGTAGGGTCACTTTGATACAGCGTGTATTTGCCGTCTGGGCGTTCAATGATGTTGCTCTGTACAAACTTGTTGCTCATCCAGGCGTGGATTTTTAATTTTTTATCATTGATAAATTGATAGTCACTGCCAATTGGATCATCTTTACGTTGAGTTTCGACCACGGTTGGGCCTAAAAAATTACGCACACGAGTAAATATCTCTTCTCGATCATCAGGGTTGTGTATGCTAATGCCTAACCAATTTCCTACTTTGGGATCCAGTGCTTCGTGTAGTCCTTTGACACAGTCAATTCTGGTGCCGTTACTTTGTACCTGAGTACCAGAATGATCGGGCCATAGTTTATTAACACCTTTGATCCATTTGACAATGTCTGGATTAAGCAATGGCTCTCCACCAAGTATCACAGGATGTCGTATGTCTATTTTTTTAGCCCATTCTGTTAGAACAGGTTCAGCTTCGTCCCAACTTTGCCAGCCGCTGAATTTATAATTGTTGTAGCGATTACAACCGTTGCAGGTTAGGTTACACACGTTGGTGATGTAGAATTCTAACTTGTCGATCAAGATTCGGTTTGTCATATAGAGATATTTAATGCCGTGTCACGACATAATGATTTTATTGGCGACGTTTCATGGCTGCTTTGGCATTGCTGTCAACAACAGTACGTGCCTGATCAACACTCATACCTGTGGTGGCTTCGGTGTTGCCTTTGAATCTGACCACACCTGAATTTGGTTCAAGTGGTTCAAGTAGGTTACTCAATGGCTCACGGCTGATCATGTCACCAAGATTCTGTGCAGTAACATTCACGCCCATTGACTGTGCCAAATCAACAAATGCTTTCTGACTAATTTGTTTTGAGGCTGCTTCGTCCTCGGCTCTGTCACTGAGAAACTGACTCAGCGCCGCTAGTTTAAGGGCGCTGTTGGCAGTTTCGTCAAACTCACACAGACGCATTATCTGCGCTCGCGACCCAGGCCAGTTTTGACAGGCTCTTCGATATCTGTTTCTGCATCGGCAGCAAGTGCATCTAACTCAGCACCGGGTTCGGCAGGCATTTCTGCGCCGGCATCCACAGGTGGCATTTCAGCACCAACATCCGGAGCAGCTTCGCCTGGCACCACCGGTGCTTGACCTGTTACTGTGCCCATGGCAGTTTCTAATTGAATTTTAGACTGCTGTAGATTCTGTACCATTCCGCCCAGCGACGCTGTTGCGTCAGCATTGAATTTGGTTGCTTGATCGTAGCCGATCTCGTTGCGAATCTGATCAACCAATGCTGGTAAATCTTTAAACTGCATGGATGTGACTTGTTCAATCATGCGCTGAACTTGGTCTACCATGTCTTGACTGGCCAAGATAACTTGTGCCTGTTGTACTTCACTCTCAGACAGGCGGCGACCTTTTCTGCGACGATTTTCGGCAGTCATTGCGGCACTTAGTGCGGCACCTTGTACTGACTTCTGTTCGTCGGGTGACAGTGTTTGACCAGCAGACGCCTTGGTCATTGCTGTCTTGAGTTTAGGATCAGAAATCTTATTAAGAGCCTGTTTTGTTTTGGCAGGATCTGGTGCTACCAATGCGGCAGGGGGGATTTCTTCTCGGATTTTTTTAGTCAATACCTGTTCCAGCATGACCAATTTCAAGTATGCAGAGTTTTGTTCGCTGACATGGAACTCGGGGGTGCGGCGATGTTCGCTTAACAAGCCACGTACTCGGCCCAACATGGCATGTGCTTGGCGCTTTGAAATTGATTCAAAGGTAATACTTTTACCAAAGTAACTTTCAAATACTTTAGCGACTTGTTTTGTTTGTGGCAGTACGGCCAATTCTTGCAATTTCATTATCGAATCCTCGTTGTTGGTAATATTTAGCCCGATTCACACATTTAGCTAATCTATTTTCTATTTCTTTTTTCTTTAAAATTTTATTCTCTAGCTTGGTCATAATGATTTCACGTTGATCAGCATCTTTAGTGCGATCGCCAATGGCAGCTCTAGTGCTGATGTCTACAGTTAAATGATATAAATTATTATCTAGTTGAATTAAGTCGCGGGCTATGGTGTACTGTTTAAATTTATCGGCAATACACCAACTCAATGCTGATTTGCTACTGTGGAAAACGCCAACGTCAGACAGAGCGCAATGTACTCTATATCCTGCATTTTCTTTGACAATACTGTAGCGACCAAAAACTGTGTAATTGCCATCTGAATTTTTCCAGATACTGTTGTGTTCTAGAGTTGGAAATTCTTTAAGTAATTCTCGACTGAGTTCTTTGTCTATTTTCATTTGACAACATAATTTACAAGCAACCATCCAATGACGCCGGCCATGGTGCCCATAATGCCCAGGCCCCAGGAAATCAGTTGGTTGTTGCGTTTTTCGGCCATGTCCCTGACCATATCACGCACCTGTATGACCATCTGCTCTAGGCTAGCAATTTTAGCATCTACGTTATCTAACCGCAGTTCCAATGCACTGTAGCGTTCTGCGCATAGTTCTACGTGTGCTTCTAAACTTTTTTTCTCAATAGCAGTGGTATCAACCATGGTATGTCTCCGTTGATGTATTTATCAAAACAGGAGCAAACCATATATTCTGATTTTTTCCCTGGGTAACTAATACTGTAGACATTTCGGGTCTATTGTCCAGTCCAAGCAACATGGGCACACCTTCTGCGTCGGCACGTAACACCGCAGTCAAGTCATCATCGGTGCCGTAGATATTGTCAGATTCTGTTTCAAATTCAAACATCCAGGCACGGTTTGATGCGTCAATCATGGGTTCTTGTATACGGAACAACTGTGTGCGAAGTCCTAGTATCTGTGTCAGTGTTTCCCAATTGCGCTGTTGATTCCTGGCACGACTCCAGTCAGACTCGTCGGTTATTACATTGCCCGAATAATCTCGGAACGGAACACGGGCAGGTTTATAATGCCCAGTAACACCAGTAGCAGTTATGTCAAAGAATGTTTGTACTACAAATCTCATGAATTTTTTTTGATTAATTCATACAGCACTTCAACTTTGTCGCATAATTCGTCAAGTGCAGTATTGGTATGTCGTGATTCAAATATTTCTGCCCAACGACGTTTGTTTTCCAGCTCTTCTAGTTCTTGTTTTAGTTTGGGATCTTGGTAGTGCAATGATCTTGAATTATTGCCAGGTTGACGAGCATACACTGTACGGCCACCGTCAGGGCTTTCAAATATTGTCACTTCA